TCAAGGGCAATCTCATTCTGTGCAATCCACTGCTCGGCAATATAGCCAAGATATCCATCAACCTGTTCAACAAGACCCTCTTTATTCTTCTCAGTTGCCTCAGACAACTTAGATTCGAATTCTTCTTCAATACGAGCAACTTCTGCTTTGACACGAGTCATAACAGCTGCTTCGAAAATTGTTTCAGCTTTTTGCTTAAACTCTTCAGAAAGTTCTTCGCCATTTAGCAATGCTTCAACATCTTCTTTAACACCTTTAACTGCATCACCTTTACGAACTGGTGCTTGATCGCCAGATTCAGCTGATGAGTTTGCAGGATTTGATTTCTTTTCTGTAGCTTCTTCTGCATCGTCTTGCTCTTTAACAGCATTACGTGCATTGTCTGGATTTGCACCAGAGTCAGTTGGGTTAACAGCGTTACCCTTCTTAACAAGACCCTGATCGCCAGCTTCAGCACCAGAAGATGCTTTGTCGCTTGCTCCAGTTTCTGTACCATTTGGCTTCACACGCTCTTCGCTAACTTGCTCAGTTAGTTTAGCCTTTTGTGATTCAGCCAAGATTTCAGCAATTTTTTGTTCGATTGACATCGTTTTCTCCTAACTTGGATAGTTCTATTAAATTATTTATAAATTATCTGATTTTACTCAGGAAATTCTGGAAAGCACGAATCTTGGCTTCCTCTAGATTCTTTGAAGAGGTTCTCTTAATAAATGCTTTAGTCTCTTCAATATGTTTTTCCACAAACTTTCCATCAACGAATACCCACTCTTTAGATTCCATGATGCCACGTACATACGCATCAGGAGCAGAAGGGTCGGCAACGATGTCAGCTGCAGTGGACAGCATAAAATCGTCTTGAACAACTTGTACACCTTCATTATTAGTTTGAAGTGAGCCAAGTGCTCTACTAGACACTCCAAGATTTGCACCACCATCTAGAAGACCTTTGGCTATCTGACCCATTGGAGTGTTTAGAATTTTTGCTCTACCAATATAGTTAGTACCTTCTTTGCGTAGAGATGTAATCATATGTGATACACGATCAAGATTAATCTGTGGATTATCTGGATGACCTAGTTCACCATAAGCACGATTGTTTTCAACCTGTTCTTTCATGTAACGACCAACTTCCTTGTCCATAACAGACTCAGGATACATACGACCATTACGATTTTGAATAGCAGATTGTAAGAAAACACCTTCGATAAAGTATTCTTTTTCTTTACCTAGTTTTTCTTCAACAATAACATTTGTTTTATCGAAAACTTCTTTAATTAGTCTCATGATTCTTATACCTTATCTGGTGAACCACTTAGGGTTGTAGAAGCACCAACACGAGTTGGATCTTCATAAGCACCGTAAGTAGAGAATTCAACTTTATTAGTCCAGCCAGCTTGTTTACGTAAAACAATCCAACCAGTAATTTCTTTTGCTGCACCATTAGTAATAACGATATCAGAAGTGTCGTCATTAATCACAGGAATACCCCATGCATTAAATTCAATCACTGCTTCGTTTTCTGGTGCACAAGCGATAACAGTTTTTGAATTACGAATAACTGTTACTTTAGAACCCAACTCACCAGTACAAATAAATTTAACAATATCAACTTTTGGAGTTCCACCAACAGTAAGTTGTTGTGTTGACGCTGCTAGAGTGTTAAGGGCAATAGTGCCAGATTCTGCAGCAGATGATTGGAAGTGAACAACTACTTCCTGATTTGTATTTCTGACAGTTGTAAATGCGATTGCCATTTATTATTCCTCTAATTTGCTAAGCACATACATAAAATTCTGTTTACTTTCACGCATGTACTCAATAATCTCGTTTTGATTCTGTAATAACTTATTTAGTCGATCTTGTGTATGTTCTTCAATTGCTACAATACTTTCGTCATTAAGAACATAGTGTAGTTTATTTTCAACTAAACGATCTAATCGATTTAGAGAACGAATATGTTGAACAACTGGATCTACTGAAAATATATGTGAAGAAGCAAGAATTTTGTATGATTCTACTAATGTATCTGTAACTTTGATATCGTGATATTCTTTAATAATATTAGCGACAGTTGTGTCAGACAATTCTTCGTATAGTTCTTTAGATGCAGTATTTTCTAATTGATTAGCAACATATTGTTCTTTAATAAATTGTCTTGCTTCTTCAATCGTATTAAATTCTGTTTCAGTTCCATTGATTAAAACTTTACCACTTTCTAATTTTTCAATTAGTTGTGCAAATGACCTAACGCTTTCAACCACGTCAGGTCGTTTAAGTTTTTTGGTAAAGTCGTAATATCTCATTACTGTTCAGTAGCTTGTTCTGTATCTACAGAATCTGTCTGTGATACTTCTTCACCAGTTTTGAACATGTTTTGTGCAACATCGGCACGCATAGTTTCTAAACGCTCTGCAACTTTTTCTGCCATAGCAGCATTGAAAGCAGATTCAATTTCAACTGCATCACCAGCGTTGATTGCATTAATAAGATTCAAAGTGTTTTCATTCATTTAGGTTCTCCTTGTGTTTGTGCCTGATCTGCTTGCTGTTGTTGAGCATCCATCATTGGTAATTGTTGAGCAACTTGTACATTACCTTGATGTGTAGCAAAATCAATCTGTTGTTTACGACTCTTGTCCATCTGACGATCCATTGCTTTAATTTCGTCTTCAGTCTGACGTAAAACTTCTCTACGAACCCATTCATCAGAAAAGTATTTACCGACATATGGGTCTAATTGTTGTAGCAAAGTAATACGCTGAGTCATAATTTCAGCATCTTTAAGTTCAGAGTAATGATTGTCTTCTAAGAAATCAAAACGAATCTGGACACGCATATCGTCCCAGTCTTCCATTGTGATAATATTCTTAGCAATTAACTGAATCTTAAGTGCTTCTAAAAATAAACCAGTAAACTTCTTACGAAGTCTAACGATAAACTTATTAAACTTAACTTCATCACGAGTAATCTCTTGTGAACGACCAATCGAGAAACCCTGTGTTGGTTGCATACGACTAATAGGCACGTTCAATGCATGATAAAGTTTAGACTGGAAGTATTCGATGTCTTGGATCTCGCCAAGATTTTGACCACCTGGAAGTGTAGTAATTTCAGTACCCTTACCACCTTCACGACGTGGCATCCAGAAATCTTCCATCATGCTTAAGTGACGACGATCGTCACGTGTCTCACCAGTAGTTGCATCATATACAACTTTCTGACGAAACTTATTCATGATGTCATTTACATATTGTTCTGCTTTCAACTTTGGTAAATTACCAACGTCAACGTAGAAAATACGACGCTCTGGTGCACGACTAATACGATAGATGACCAAAGCATCTTCAATCATCTTTAACTGATTTACTGGTTTAATTGCCTTGTGTAAATAAGACAATGACATACCAGTGTTCTGGTCAACATAACCAGAAGGACAATGCACAACAGAGTCAAGTGCTAACTTAACACCAAGAGTAGACTGTTCAGTGATACCCTTGTCGTTGTACATGTAAAATTCTTCGATTTGCTTGACTACCTCAATACCAGACTTAGGATCTTTTTCCTTCTTGATATTTTTAATCTTGCGAATCTTACGTGGATCAATATAACGAAGTTCTGCAATACCATTTTTTACGTTCTTCTCATCGATCAGAACTTGGTAATATAGACGACCATCTACATACCACGTGCGGAAAATTTCATGCGCACGATCTTGAAACTTTAATAGTTTACAAACTTCATCAAACTCATCATGAATCTTTTCTTTGATTGCATCAGAAACTTTTAGATTATCAAGAATAATCTCAACAGGTTTCTTATCTTCATCTGCAACAATTGCTTCGCTAACGATATCTTCAATTGCAGAATCACAATCAGAATATTGTGAAATTTCTCTGTAGCGACGAATGAGGTCATTCTCATTCTTAACTACAGAATCCAAATCCATGACAAGACCATAATACCCACCAGCATTTACACCAGTGTTAATTACGGTCGAGCCATCAGAAGCACTTGGTGGCACAACAGACACCAAGTTCTCCTGCTTTTTACGTTTTAATTCAAATCCAAATAATTCCATTATATAACCTATTCCTTCTAGTTAAAAGATTAAACTGGGAAACTGCCCACTGGAGTATTAATAGTAGCATTAATTCCGAAGTTAGCACCAGCACCTTCATTAGAAGTGAAGAAGTTGTATAC